CAAGTTCGCCACCTTCAAACTCCCACATAAGTCTTGAATACTGCATATCGGCATCTTTAATAAGAGAGATAGCTTTAGCAAATCCACTCATTCCAAGAGGGGAGTGTGTATCAATGGTATTTGCATCGGGCATCTTGAAGTAAGCAAAAAGAAGTCTGTCAACATCATCTATCCTTGCTTCCGGCACAAAATTAGCCCATTCAGCTATAGAAGAAAGAGGAACTTCCTCACCGAGAGTTTCAGAAGTGTAGTTAGTAGCCGTTGTACTTGCCTTAAACGCCTTATTTACTACGATAACGGAGTTATTCTCAAGCTTATGATATTCAAGTCTGCTATAAACAACATCCTTATCGAACAATCTTTGAATGAAAGCAGCTTCCGTAATCTTACCACTCGCATTAAAAGCAAGAGGATAGAACTCATTAGCTTGAACATAATCAAACTCAATCTCATACTCTTCTTTATTAGTAAGCATATCAGTACGAGTAACTACATAAGGTTTGATGACAAGACCACCTTTAGCAATACCGTATTCAAGTTGAACAGGCAAGGCATCCTTTAGCTTTTGATACTGCTCATTAAGAAACTCTGCTCTCTTTGTAGAACCCTTTGGAATATCCTTCGTAACAACGTGAGTCGCTACAATAGGTTCGGGCTTACCGTCTGTACCGATATTATCAGGATTCATATAATTAGGAGTAGCAGGCTTGACCTCTTTAATAGGCGTAGTGATCTCAGATTCAAACTCAATAAGAGCCATACTCGCCTTTTCACTTGCAATCGTTTGAGCAAGACCAAGTGATTTAATAGTCGTAGGATCAACGGGGCTTCCTTCGTGAACCCAAGGTGACTTATCCTCATACATTTGAGTCCAAAGATCAATAGCTTGTATCATATCATTGGAGATCGTGGGTTTTGCTCTTAAAACTTCTTGAACTGTTTGCTTACCAATCATTTTGTTCCAAATCCCCTTTATCTTTTCTATTACTTGATTAAATAGTGACATTCGACTTGCCCTCGCTCTTTCCGCTTTTCTTCAACCGCAACGAACATATCAGGGTTCTTTTCAGGTCTTACCACCTTAAATTTATCATTCTTGTAAGAAATAATCGACCTATCCGAATAAATTTTAGTGAAGCCTGCTTCTCGCAACTCTTCAACAACATCTTTGGTTGCGTCCGTATTGGAATATTCCTCTATTTTCCAATCATAAGGCATAAGACACCTCTTTATAGCCACATTAATAACGTGAATATCCAACTTTTCTGTTTGCGTATAAGAAGCACTACCATATAAGACTTCATCCATATCTCTTACTGTAGGTTTCTTAAAAGGTTTCTCTCCCCTATGATGATTTTCATACATAATCAATGACCTCTTCTATTTGCGTAATTCTCAAGAGCATATCTAACTGCATCAATAGAGTGATTGTTTTCATCGGGATATGAACTTATGAAGTTCCCGTCACGATCTCTGTCATACTCATAATTAACGAACTCATAGTATGTTTCCGGACAACGCTTCTTATCTATGTATATATGCCTTAAACCTTGAAGCCACTTTATACCGTATCTAACGCTATCAGGACCTTTCTTGGCAGGTCTTACAAAACCGCCATATGCCCTAAAGTCAGCGATAGACTTCTCTTCTGCACTATCAGCAGTAACAAGTTCTGTTTTCTTAACCTTCTTTTCTTCTTCGTATAACATCTTATAGTTATCTTCATTTCTCGTCTTATAAGAAGTGAACTCGTCAAAGATATAAAGGTCTAACTTCTTTGAATCGAAGTGCATACGAACAAAACGGAAAGGATCACGGGCAAAACCCCAGTCTATTCCGTTATAGATGCGGTCAAAAGACTTAACCATCTGATTATTCATCCTCAAGTCGGAGGCATTTTCGAATACATCTCCACCCGTTCCCGTAGCAATACCCAGGTATTCGTGTTCATAGGCACGAGGATTAACCGCCTTTAAGTCCTCAGCTTCTTCTATAAACTCATTTCCAAGCCAAATGGAAGGTACATCCAAGTAGGTATTCCTTACAACAAGCGTTCTATTCCTTCCCGAAGCCTTATCTGCATAGACATTAGCCCAATTATTCTTACTAATCGGAGGGTTAAAGGTTCTGAAATCCCAATACTTATCACCGCCACGCATAGTAGACTGCGTAACAGAACGAATCTCATTCTCACCCGAAAATTGATCTAACTCCTCAAACCAAGTAATACCGATATAACCAAAAGTAGGCTTAATAGACTTAACCTTTTGCGGATTATCAAGTCCTAAGAAGTATATCTTTTGTCCCGTAGGCTTAAAAACAATAGGATTATTATAGGCTTTAGGTATCACAAAGTAGTCTGTAAGCCCTAATTTGCCTATTCCCCACTCAACTTGTGCTCTTATACTGTTCTGTATGGTATTTCCAACCTTACGAAAACAAGCAGCGTGAACGCCAGGATTGCTTACAACCAAAAGAGGTATCACAATGCCGACAAAAGACGACTTTGTACTACCTCTTCCCCCTGAAAGCACATAATGGATATGCTTATGTTCTAAAATGTCCCTTAAAACATTATCATACATAGGGATTATGCAATCTTGTAAGCTTACATTAAAGTTCAGCATTACTTAACTTTTCCTTTACTGTTCAGCCGGAGTATTCTCCGTAGCAGGAGTCCTTGCAGGGCGTACCGCTACCATATTACAAGAGAATCCCTTACATCTCTTACCATTAGAATCAACAAAGAACACTTCATCTTGTGCAGAACCGAAGTACCCCTCTATCTCCTCAGTAGCATAAGGGAGAATAATCATATGATTAGAAGGTGAAGTTACAACCCACCAAAAGGAATTGTACTCACTAATATCTCCACATCTCTCCACGCCAAGAGTGTAATTATAATAAGTACCTATAATCTTCCTATGGAGAATACCATCGGCAGTACGATTAGCCTCAAGATCAAGAACATCACCCTTCCTCTTCAAAGGAGAAAGAGCAACCTTATACTCTGTTCCGTCTATCCTAATCCACTTTGAAGGAGTAATACTCATAATTCATCCTCTTCGTCTATAGGCAACTCAGGCTTAACCTTATCGTTCCCTCTATCCCATACAACATTAACAGTAATCTCATTAGCTGCCGCCTTGTCGGCAATAGCCTGCATATCAATCTGCCTCTTCGCCAGGGCATCCGCAGCTTTCATTCTGTCAGCAAGGGTAGCCTCAATGCCAAACTGATCCTTAATCTCGCCACGCATAGTCTTTGTATAGAAAAGCATAACTTCCGTGGCACTCGCTATGGCATCACTCTTAATCAATGCTAACTGATCCGCTAACTCCTTCTGTATCTTCGGCTTAGAAAGAAGCTTCCTTGAATATGCCAACGGAGAAGTTGTATCATATCCGGCTTCCTTTACCGCCCTCTGTGCATCCCCATACTCTATATAGTAAGCTACAAACTTCTGCTCCCTGATAGAAAGCTTGTATTCCCCTCTCTCTATCTTTGCCTTACTTACTCTTGCCATAATCAATGCTCCTCAAAATACTTGGCTTTCGCCTCTTCCCATATGGGATTGTCGTGAGGTACAGGAATACCCTTCTCCTCATAGTATAAATCCCTCAAGAATAATGTCACTTGTATCTGTGAACAAGAAGAAAATAGTTCTACCATAGAACTCCTCTCTCCTTCTTCCATCACTTGTTCCTTTATATGATACCTCGTTACCGTCTTGTGCTTATCAATACTCCAAAATTGGCTCGTGTTAATAATGATGATCCTTCCTTCAAAGATCAACGCTTGTTGTAACTTCTTTATAGTCTTGCTCTGTCCACCTGCTCCCATATAAACAAAGCCCCCTCCAAAACTAACATACTGTAATCACTCACCGATTCCCTACTGTCTGACTCCTCAGCTATTCAGGGGCACTCGATTCAGTCTATGTCGTTTCCTAAATATTACCAAACCTCTACCAACCCCGTCAATTCAACCCTTATTTAATATAGAATCCCATCCCCCTTAACCCTTCTTTCCCCTCTTTTCCTCTCTCCTCTTCCTCCCTTACTTTTACCCCCTTCTCCCCTAACCCCTCTATCCTAATTCCTTCTCTCCCCTTCTCTCCCCCTAATCCCCTCCCGTTACATTTCTTACGGAAACGCCCTACTTTATTGTTTTTCTCCCCATTTCAAATTTGGATAACGGGGAAACCTGGCACTCCGGCGGTGGGGTAGCAGTTGCCCCCGTGGGGGTTGCCCCGTGTCCTTACGGTTGCCCCGTGTAGCCCGTGGGGTTAAGATCAATTTAAGCGGTGAGGGTGTGGCTTGTGCGTGATGTGGCTTAATTCATTTTTTCTTTCGTTCCTTTTTGGAAGTCTACTTATTCTTCTATGGGACTACAGAAGAACGACTGTTGAATGTTGGTTGATTGAGATCTGTAGAACGTGGCTTATTTTGCGTTGTGATATGTCTATATGAGTTAGTTATCATTCTTGTTGTGCTATGCGTTAAAAATGGCATTTATGAGCGTTTAAACGTGTTTGTTTTCCGTTCTTCTTCCGTGTAGTTGTTTACCTTTAATTATTATAATATGAGGGTTGTGCATAGTGCATAAATGATATATATCATTTTTGGTGTTTTTATCAGGTGTTGTCGTGCTGCGACTTTGATAGTATTGAGTTAACTCAAGCGAATAGCAAAGGGGGCTTGAGGACTCGGGCAAATTCCCGTCGTGCACCTTGATAATTATATATAGGCGTTGCGTATATGGTAGCGGTTAGAGTGGTTGACTTGTCCCACTTTGTCGGTTGACTTGTCCCGACCTAACACAAGAGTAAGACGGACAATGCCTCGAAGAGTTCTTAATTTAATTAAGGGCTTTTAGTGCCGTTTAATCGGTGTGAAACGTTAGACGGCATTATAAAGCTTTTAAAGGCTTATTTATTTTAAGGGGGTTTTACACCATGAAAACTACATTAAAAGATATTAAAAACACTATAGCGGTCGATCTTACAAGGCTATCTACAAAAGAAGTTTATGAAGTCTATCACAATGAACACGGGTTTAAATCAGTTGCTTATTCTATAGGCGTTTATGGTGTTACGGGTGCAGTCGTACAAGGTTATACAACCAATAAATTATACAAGGTTACTTCAAGAAATAGCAATTTATTTATTATTCTTTAAGGGGGTTTAAGTTATGGCAATCTTTCATTATTCAATCGTTAAAAATTCAGTTTCTAACTACTTTGATTATTCGGTTAGGGTGTTACTCGATGATAATTCTTGTGTAGCTATTCACGGGTGTAATAGTATCAATGAAGCATTAAGCTTTATTAATTCAGATAATGCAAAAATAGGGGGGTGCTAATTATGACAACGACTAATAAATACAGATTCTTTTGTGAACTTCCAACTGATACATATAACGAAGTAAAAAGGCGTATAACTGAATACTACAATAACAATTATGATTCTTCTTTTG